GAACTTCAGTGGGGGCAGCAATGCAGTAACGAGGTCAAAGTCTGCTGGTGACAAGGTGCAGGACCTCTACGGTATCTTGCACAACACGCAGCGGGCAGGAGCATCTGCTCTTGGAGGCATCGCTGTTGCTGCTGGTGTTGCCTTTGCTACTGGGGGCCTCGGGCTTGTAGCCGGACTGGCTATCGGAGGAACGTCGGCAGCACAGGGATTGCTTGCTGTGGACGGTGACTACCCTATCGGTCTTCAGATTCCATACAACTCGATGGTTACGGCACCGGATGGCAAAGAATACACTGCTCGTAACTTCCTTGTTCCAACTGGAAACCTGAAGAAGGTTGATGAGAAAATGTCGCAAGGCAACACCAATTCGGCTGGAGTAGAGTTTTCAAAAGGTGACAACATGACTGGCATTCAAGGTGCTATTCAGAAGTTTGACGTCGGCTACAGCGCAGGTGAGCAGGTCTACACCTACCAGATGGTCTTCGCGCCCATCGACGTTATCGCATGAGGTGAAACAATGCCAATCATGCTTCAGTCCAATCACGCCCTCTTCTTTGATGGCGTGAGTGATGGAGTCATCATTCCTCAAGGTGCCTTCAGTGGACTGGGTCGGGACAGTGCTGACGGGGACCGTAGCGCTTCCGACATCATCAGTGAGTCTTCTCAAGGTGCGCGTGTGGGGAGCATCATTTCCGATGCTATCGGTGGAGAACTTGCGATTGAGGCATGGGTTACGCCCGATTGCGGTGGCGTGGTGCTGACAAAGAGTGGGCAGTTTCATCTAAGCATCGGTAACGTCGATACACCCGGACCTGCTGTGTTCGAGGTCAACGTCATCACCGACACGGGTGTGCGTAAAATCATCTTGAGGACGGCTACTCCGGTGAGCACAGGCTTTGACGGGACAGTCTATCCTTCAACTACGTTCGGTGGTTTTGAGGACTCTTACAATCGCTTCGACGGCGCCAAAGACGATGCTACCAACCTGAATCTCAACCAGCGTCCACTCATTCACATCGTCGCCGCAGTCAGTCAGGGTTACGCTTCTCTCTACATTAACGGAGAACTGATGGTCGAGGAGGCTCTACCCAGCGACTTCGTCTTGCCTGAATCAGATGACCACGTCTACATCGGAGGTAGGGGCGGTGAGTTTCGTGGTGTTGTTGAGAGCGTGCACATCACCGGCGTTCTCACAGATGAGATGAAAACCCGCAGCGCTCCTTTGGTTGGCAACAGCACGCTGGCCTTGTTTCGCTTTGAGGAGCCAGTGGCCCCGATTGAGGGCACCTATGACATTTCATCTATCGCTGATTCGAGTGGGCTGTCTACCATTACCGTCAGTGCAAATGATGCGAAAACGTTGGCTACGGAGTTGACTGGCAATTCAGTGACATCTGGAACTGTCGATTTCACGAAGTCGCCTTACTCGTCCGGGGACTACTCAGTGGTCGACTACCTCACATCACCGGGCACACGTCGCGCTCACGCCGTCCCGCACGTTCCATACAACCTTCTCATCAACCCCGGTGCCATCAATCGAGCGACGCAGAAACCCAATCAGTCTCCGCCTGAGCGTGTTCGGCTACACAACATCAACACTGACACCGGTGCTCTTCTTGTTAGCAGTATTCACCTTGATTTCGCAAACAGCACACACGACAGTAGGGACGATGCTTCCCTGCATGATGGTCTACGAGGTGTGTTGCACAGTCGTAGTGCGGTTACAGGTGACGATTACTTTGTAGTCATCGCTGCAGACCTGCTCCTCGATAACGGCACGGCGCGTCCCTATCAACCGCCACATCTTGCATCTCAACTGATTGACCGCACTGGTCAAATGGTGCTTGATGAGAGTGACTTTGAGCAACACGCACTCGTGTTCTCAAGTCGCATGGCTACGACGACCAGTGACAGCAACAACCCCTTCGCTGTCGCTTGGCCCAACACCCTCGATGAGTCATTTCAGATTGGGCACTCAGGACGTCACATCTTCAACCATGTCTCAGGTCACCAATACCTTCGCAACATGCCGCGAGCCAACGAGGAAATCCTCGACCAACAGGTAGGTAACGCTGACATTTTGGAACTCGTCTTTGACGAAAGTGCAAAGGGCATTGACCGGCAGTTCCCCATCAACAGTGAAGTCGATTACTACCGCGACATCGCTCAATCGCGCATCGTCGACGTAACATCAAGCAGCGTCGCTTACGAAGCAGTGGACAACGGTCTTACTGCTGCCAACAGGAAACTGATTGCGATTGGTGGCGCAGGGACCAACGTTGAGTTTGACCCGTTCCCATTCATGCTCAAGGGCCCTGTCCCCCAGCAGGTCAGTGATGTAGATGCCAACATGCGCAATCACCACCTTCGACCTTCGGCAACCAGCCGTATCGCAATTCTTGAAGTGGACCTTTCGTCGTATGGCCTCGCCTCTTTCGTCGAGATTCACTACAACGCCATCGACTTCACTGGGGTAAGTATGAGCAAAACTGCACCGATGCTGATGGTTGAGAAGACCGTTCCAGCATCGAATCATCTGCTGACTGGGAGCACCTATGTCATTGATGCCATTGAGGCCTCACTCAGTAGCGGTAAAACGTTGCACGCGCCGGGTGGCATTATCGAAGTGACAGACGCCTTTGAGGGAAACTACGCTCAAGCGGTCTTCACTCATTCTCTCATTGGGGACAACAGCGAGGGGTTCGAGAGTGATGACGAACTCGATGAGCGCTACACGCCTCAGAATTATGCGACAGTGCGTAGTGAACCGCGACGACCGCCGCAAAACATCACAGCCTCTCATACCACGAAAAGCGGACACGATTCCGTCTTCCACCGCGTTATCATCGAGGCTGCACCACCGGGAGCATACGCAAGCCCGCGTAGGAGTCCCGCTACCGACCTAACCTCACCGAGCAACGGTCAGTTTGACACAGGCATCGCTGCCTCCTCGGGCCCAGTGCACGAAGTCTTTGACATCGTTGACAACCACGCTATCCTACAGCCGACATCTGCTCAGCGTATCTTTGTTCAGCCTTCCGACCGCTCTCGCAGCGCTCAGTTGAGGCATGTCAAGACGGAGGCGAGTGACGGCAAGGATAGCCACTACGTGACCGTGATGTATCTGATGACCCGCGCTCTACTTCGTAGTATCACCGAGGAGGAAAGTGACGGCGGCTCTCGTTTCACCAAGGTTCACTGCGTAGGTATCAACTCCGCTGCTATTACTCGAGACATTGACGAAATCGGCTCAGGCAGCCCTGACTCTCACGTTGTGAAGGAGATTGACCCCAACGCACCAGTCGTCTCAGTTACTCTGGGTGGCATCGGTCAAGGCGCCTACGACACAAACCCGTCGTTTGACCCCAGCACGCTTTCGAGGTTGCCCTACAATACTCGACGCGGCTTCTCTTGTTTTGCTACAGCCGTTCGTGTTGACCGTGACACAACAGCGGCTGACCGTATTCAGTTCATTGAGGTGCGCGCGCTCAACAACAACACTGATGACTTGAAGACGTGGGGCACCTACCCCTTCCCAAAGAAAGGTAGGTTGTTCCTCAAGACAGGCGCAAGCGCTGAATACACCAGCAAGACAGGTGTCGCGTTCATCTTTACGGATTCAAGCGTCGGCACAGGTCGCTTTGTGTTGCCTGATGGTTCTGAGGTCGGCAATTTCTACGAATGGGTAGACGCCACTGGCCTCGCAGCGCAGGCTGGGGCAGTCGCGAGCGGCAACGCTGACACATTTTCCCTTGGTGAAATCATTCTCGGTGACGGTGATTTCTACATGGAAAACGCAGCATCGGATGGCACCACTGTGAACGACCGTATGTTCCAATCCATGGACACTGTCACTCATGATTACCAACTTGGCACGCAATTCGCCAGCACTCGCGCTCTTGTAGAAATCCCACTCTTCAATGCGCAGTTCTTTGAGAGCGTCACTGAGAGCATTTTCCCCGGTCCTGACAACTCGCTGAAATTGCACCTTGACCCTACTATGACGGCTCACACTTGGAATCCGTCACCAGTTGGCCGCCGTTACCCCGAAACAATGCCTGCTGACCGCAGTGCTCATGCAGCCTATGCATACGCACTGTCTCAAAATGAACATACCCGTAGTGCTGCTATTCAGCATAAAGCGGAACTTGTGAGTGGGAAATATCGCTTGTATGTCAGTAACCCTACAATTTTCCCCGCTGCTGACATCAACTTCGGTGGTGGGAGCGAGCCTGATTACCACTACGTTGAAAGAGTTCAGCGCTATCAACGGGCCTTTCTCCCAACGGGAGATTGGGTCATCTATCAGAATGACCCCAATACTGACGGTTACATTGAGTTTGAAGACGAGAGTTGGGCGTTTTCAGATGGTTTCATTCGGGCTCATGAGACTGGGATGTTGCTCTTGGTCGGCGCGGGCTACAGTTCAGAAGCATTGGTGCCCTTAGAGGGTAGCCCCCTGATGCCCTCTTCGGCCATTGAGAGGCGAGGTGAATATTACCATGACGCAGCGAACGTGAAAACACAGGGTGGTAACGTCGATTACGGATTGCGGCAATACGTCAGCGCTGTTGAGTTCAAGGCAGGGCCGACCACAAACCCTCACGCCCCTCGCATCAAAACAGGACGTGCGCGGGGCAGTGTTCTCGGCGTTACACCCATCATGAACTCCTCAACCTTCACCGGTCTTGTGGTCATCTCTCTGTCTGAAGAAGATGCTGCGTTGTTCCCTAACGTTGAGACGAACGTAGACGGCGTCGGCAACATCGTCTACGAAAGTGGCGACTACCACTTTCAGGTCAGCACATCTTCACCTGATGGGACAACGAGGCGCTTCATCTACAGGGGCGATGCTGCTGCAACCTTCAGCGCCCTAAGTGGCTCTCCGACAAGTCCTGACCAATTTCGCAACTCCATTCTTGCCGAGGATATCTTCAACAAGGGAGGGGCCTTGCCAAATTACCTTGACCGCACTCAGTCCGAGTTCATCATTGACCAAGAAGTTCTACTTGAACGCCGTGGCTTTGACCTCGGGTTCGACGTTTTACCGGATAGCCCATCACTCGAGAGCACGTTGAACATTGTGAATAGTTACCGTCCACCTACGGCACGTCACCCTTGGACCATCAAGTCGTCACCAACACCAAACAGTAGTGCCATCACAGTCACCAACGCTACGCATAATGGTCTACTGCAAGCCAGTGTCACCGGATTAAACGTGCAAAATGCTGACTCACTCTACTGTGAAGTCACAACTACGAGCACCGGGGTAATTCGACATGTTCTCTATCTCGGGAACGTAACTGGTATTGCAGAAGGTCAAGCGCAATCAACACCGTCAACTGACACCGTCATCAACCTCGATGCGAGTATGTCAGCATCCGCCTTGTCACAGATGCAAACGGCTGCTGGCGATGCTACAGCGACGCTGTTTCTACGAGTTGGGATTAACAGCATCATGAAGAACGATGATGAGGCTATCCTCAATCGTTCGTGGTTGTTCCCCTATGCCCCCGGAGGGCTACGTCACGGGGACACGGTGTGGGCCAACATGACCTACAACAACCCTCACGCCGTCGAAGGGTTGTTTGCCAAAAGTCGAGGAGTCTACAACGAGGCGTTAGTATGGAGTGGTTTCAACGGCGGGTTGGGTGCACTCGCAACTGAGGCTCGTGACAGTATTCCGCTTGAGAACTTCTTAATTGGAGATACTTGCCGGGAGACTGCTGAGAACTACGTTCAACACATCAACAAAACAGTCGAGTTGAACTATCGTGAACTTGGCCTCACCAGTGGTTTCCCCGTAGTCGCTTATCTTGACCCTATGTTGAGCGACGACGGCCACTCCCGTGTTTTGCTCTATGACGTGGCGCACGACCGTGAGTTCATCGCTTTCCAAGACTTGCACATGCAAGTTCAGTCAAGTCCAAAAGTCGCTGAAATCGGCTTCCAACGCCATACGTCGGCCAACAACGTCACGAACTCGACAAGTCAAATTGACCTTGCTGAGTATTCTGCTAAATACAACGGCGGCTCTCAACACGGCTACACCACTCAGATTGATACACTCGCGGGCTACCCGAGTCAGAACAAATACCTACGCAACAGGGTTCGTTCACGATTCATGGAGAGCGCCTACGCCCATGACCTCGCCAACCACTTCGCTGCGAGCATTATGAAGCAACCTGTTACCGGTAAGGTCACCTCCTTAGTGCAATTTTACGGGACAGGTGGTAATGGGTCGGGCTACAGTGGTGCTACTGGTGCAGCCACTACAACCCCCGGTAACGGTAGTGGGTTGACAGTCAACACCACGGTCAGCGGCGGAGGCATCACTGCAGCAGTCATCAATGCTGCTGGCACAGGTTACGCTCACAATGACATCATCACGGTCAGCGGAGGAACAGGTGGGCGTTTCCGCGTGCGCATCTCGCCCAGTTCAGTGTCAAGTCACTTAACGTCAATCGAGCGAATTAACCAGTTCGGAAAGGCACATGGTCACATCGTTCACACGGGCTATTACACTGGTGCTGCCTTTGATGAGCGAGCGATTGGAGACAGCATCCTACCCCGGACTAAAGATGCGGTTGCTATCCCCTATTGGGCTGATTCTCTTCACACCTTCACTCGAAAAATTCGCTCCAGTCTCGACCGATTTATTGTGGCTTTAACGCTCCATCGGGAAGAAAGTGTGCGCACTACAGTGCGCGACCCTTCAACGCTGTTCGACACGCCTGATGGGACTCGTGTTGTTCCGGCATTCCTTGCCCTACGAGGCATTCGTTCAGGTGCCCTTGATTTGAGCAGCCACAGCGAGCAGCGTCTACAGCATCTGAAGCACTGGACAAGCATGGATTTCACTCGCAGGCTGACCATTGATTGTGGTGAAATAGCCACGCGAGATGGCGTTACTGACATCGAGGCCGCCGCGCGTGAAGTTGTTCGAATCATCAATCAAGCGGGCGCAGATAACGCTCGCGCAAACACCACCGGCGGTGAAACTGGCTCGGCGTTCGACCCAGCAGTATGGTGGGACTCAGACAAAGCATTCGCCTCTAAGGACCAAGGTAGCCACATGGGTTACTTCCGAGCCCATCTTGGGCGTGTTGTGCAGGACATCAAGGGACGGGAAGGATTCTCAGTCGTCATTCATAGCACTGTGCCGGGCGCAACTGGTCGTAACTTCGCAGTGTGGCTTGACAACGCAAGAGGGCAATCTCCCTATCAGCCTGAGTTCCTCATCGGTCATGGCGGACGTTTCAGAACTTTCTGGTGTCAGCCTGACGAGATGAGCGGGGAAGCCATGCACCCTGCGCCAATGCCACTCAACAAGCACGGTCGTCCGTTTGCGCCAGTTACGACGTTGCGCGGTTACACGCTACCTGACTTCTCGTCATCTGATGTTAAGCCAACAACAGATTTTGCCCGTCGTGGTGACGAAGACTCTGACCCAGTTATGCGAGCCATTTCTATGGTCAGTGGTTCAGGCCAGTCGATGAATACAGTCAACACCGAGTCACTCGAGGCTGAAGGTTACGTCAACACCTATACTGAAGGGCTTAGAGTTGGCTCTTCTGCAGTAGGTCGAGTCAACTTTGGCGGTATCGTTGCTGCAGGAATCCCCGGATTCGCCCCTGATGCGGGTTCATGGGGGTTCGGTCGTAAGGGAGACAAGCGTTTCAACAAGCACTATGGCGACGTGCACAACATTTCTGGTGACACCGTTGCATCAACCTACACTTCACATGTGCCCGCCAGTCAAATTTCACATGATGCCATTGGCAACAGCCCTCTCTATGCTTTCCAATTTGTAGACCACCTTGGTAACCGACACGCCATTCGTATCGTCTATCGCGGTATTGACCAAGACTTTACTCTCGATGAGACTCAGTTACCCGATACACTTGAAGACGAAATTGTCGTCTACATCGACGACCGCGACGTTGGGCAGGGCGGCTTCACCATCGGTCGTCACATGCACGGTCTTGGTGACGCTACTGGTCGTTTTGGCGCCAACCCAACCAACGCCACTTTGGCATCTTGGAGAGGTAATCGTTGGAACGCTGTGCCGGGAGTCAACGCAGCCTATGACTGTAAGGCAACGTATGATGATGCAAACAAAACACTCACACTTGTCTTAGAGGCACCATACGACTCTTGCCCGCACTTTGACGTTCTTGGTTACATGGGCTTCCCAATGGAAAACGGTGTCATTCAGGTGTCTGACCCATTTAACGACTCAAGCGCAGTTGGTAACTGGGGACACATGTTCTCCTACGGCAGCCGCACGCGCAACGACAACTCAGGTGCACATGTTTTCTATGGCGTTGAGGGCGAGCGTTTTGGCTCATGTCAAGCCTACAACAACTCGGCTTCAGTGACATTGGCAACCAAGGGTTTCGGCGATAGTTCGGTCGACATCCGGGCGCTTGTTTCATCCTGCGCCAATTGGACTACCTTGGTCACTGATGAACTCCTCGCGGCAATTATCACGGCCACCGTCAACCTCGATAACCCAAATGTCGAAGAGGGTGTGCCTTTCGATTGTCGCGACCTCTTCGCAAGTGACGGGCGAACGTTTGGGGAATGGGGTGTGGCTGACGATGCTATTCGTATTCGAGCCTACAATACCAATCGAGGGGTTCGGCCAATTTCAGACTTCTTCAGCGCCACACTGCACCGCGATATGGCAATTCAAGCAGCCCACGTAGAGCACGGGGACATTCAATTTGTCAAGACAACAGCGAGCGGCGTCATTCTTCCTACGACTAATCGTTCAGCACCAGATGCCTCGATTGATGCTGGGTTGAGGGCAGAAGTAGGCTACATTCCCTTCACGGTATTGCAGGTTACAACCAAGGGAAGAGGTGCCAATGCGAACACGGCATCCCCTGTCCTCGTTGATTCCAGCAACGATGTGGTTGATACCGAAGTGTGGAGTCAAGGGCTCAACGGTCATCGTTTCACAGCCTATTCAGGTGACCGCATTTTACCAATGGTGAACAACCCAACGTTGGTCATTGACACAATTACTGGGAACAACATCGCTGTGAAGGGGACGAATGACCCATGGCACTTTGTTCGACCAGCCGGTAACAAGACTGCAAACTCAATCACTGACGGTAGCAGCGCAATTGACCATGTGGCTGCTTTCGGTAGTCAGTCGCTTTTGTTTTACGGTGAAGACTTCGCTCTTGTGGAGAGTGAAGCAGGTAACCCGTTGACGCAACTTGACGCGGTCGCCGACACCGCAAGTAAGGACTGGGCCAATAAGACGACTGGCGTTCACATCGTTCAGCGTTTCGGAGACAGTCGGGCCGCAAGCACAGCAGGCGTTCGAGGTCTTGGTAGTCTCCATTCGCGACCGCAAGTCTTCTTCCGAGGTGGGCGAGATAGCACAGACCACTGGGTGCCGTTGTTCTTTGGTGGTGGTTTCAGTGGCGTCACACTCGACATTAACGATGGTAGCGTCAACGATTACAGTGAGAAATACACACACCCGTATGCAAATGGTCCCACAGGTGTCGCGGGTATTCAACATGCTAACGAAACGCTTTCATCGTTTTCTATGGTTGACTGCAACGCCATTATGGCCTTTTTCCCCGGCACGGCTCTCTTGAATCAGCATCGTGGTAGCCTCAATCCACCGTTTTTCAACCAAGACAGCATTCTCAGCCCTGACCTCAAAAGAGGGACTCAAGCAGTCAACGTAAATCACCCAAATGCAGCACCCTACTCAGCGGGCGTGCACATTCAAGTGCCTGTTCCATTGGTGCTTCGCTTCGCTCATCCGACTGCGCGTTACCACGACCACCGTGACAGCACTGAGAACAAAACTACGTTCCTCATTTTTGGCCCCGGTCAGGCCTTCCCATTCACACAGGAAGTAGCAACACCGGTCAACACCTTCGAACCAGCACCCGGTCGAGCCATTACGGTTGGTAACACTTGGTCTAAGGTCCCGAGTCACACTGGTAGCAACACGGCTTTCATGCCTAACCACATCATCAATGACGCCGGTCATTACATGCCTTGGACCAGCGCGTATCAGACCGACCGGGGTCGCTTCCATTGGCGACAGACTGTCAATTGGGAACCTCCTCAAGGTAAGCCCAACGTTGCTATCTTGGCTCAGCGTCCTGAGTCCGGGCGCATGTATGGTGAAGTCTTCACTTCAGGCGTGTCGAACCTCACCACTTCTAACGTCCACGACTATCGCATGGCTCACCCCAGCCGACATGCCGTCTACATGGGCTTCTCTATGGTCAGTAGTTCAGACTGGTGTTACCACATGGATGGTGGTTATCACCCCGGTGGTTCATGGCTTGACAATCAAATTACCTTCAACCCACCTCATCCTGATGATGATAGCCGTGTGACGAAAAGCAGCATCAGTGGTAACGAGTTGCACCCAAGCGCTTTCCGAGTCGCAGGCCCCCTTGCCAAGAAAGTGCTCTACGGGTCATCCGGCTCGTTTGCTGCTGAAACATTGGACAAAGACGACGTTGACATGGAATACATCGCCGTTGATGCAACACGCTGTCAAAACAGTGAAGAGATGGCTGCGTTGCTCGGCGCTGCCATCAACGCTTATCCGGGTGGTGGCGCCCTCAAAGCGATGGGTGGGACCTTCCTCCCAAGTATGGGTAACGCCATGCGTCAGGACCGCTACGGGTGGCGTGAAGTTGAGGGTTCTGACGTCGTGCAATACTCCAAAGCGACTGCCTTGAGCACGAACCTAAACGCTGCCTTCATCACATTGGATATGGGCTCGAGTAGCGACCACGCCTACAATATCCCTGAGACGGGGTGGCTGCGCACGACCAGCATCTATGCTACTGGTGTGGGCTCTGAAAACTCACCTGCTTTCGCACCCTACTATGCTCGTATTGTGATGCAATCAGGTAGCGACTTCCACGTCAAATTCTTCCTTGGGCAAAACCGTATCACCGGATTCACCGCTTTCGAGAGCGTCGCTACGTGGGACAACCATCTCGACTCCGCTACCTTGACGTTCCCCACCATCGCCAACACTGACTCGGGACTCAAGATTTACGTGTGGACCAAGGGCGGCGTTCATCGTTTCCGCAACTCAGCACGCAGCGGCGGCTATGATGCTGTTCACTTTAGCGGTCTTGTGGACGCCATTGACCGCACCAAACCTGTCGGTGTTGCAGGTTGGCACGGTGAACGTTACTCCTATCTGAACACGCTGCAACCTGAATCCAGCAAGTATGCTGCTGGTCTCGGAGCATGGCATTCCTGTCTTGGTTTCTCACCATACGGCGGTAGCATGGGTTGCGCGAGCACGCTCGGGCATCTGCCCAATATTACTCCGATGCCAAACAGCCCTGAGTCAGGTGAGCCGAATGAGGGTGATGATGGGATTGGCGCTTACCCTACGCCAACCAATCCTGACGCTCCACAAGATGCATACAGCATGACAGATAGTTCTCCAACCTACACCGTTGGCTTTTCGGATAGCAGCGACTTCAACACACCACCCGTGATGGAAAACGAAAATGAGTTGCAGAAGGAGTTGACACACACGCAAGGTGTCTTCTCTCGCGGTTTGCTGGTTGTTGCCCATGAATCTGAACTTGCACTCATCGCCAAGACAGACCGCGACGGACAGAAGTGCATTGGGGATTGGTTGCGTCTTGCTGACGCCTCAGACCTAACCAAGGCTGGCACCACTCGTTGGGATGACCGTATTCACGGTCAAGACCGTTTCTACGCTCCAGCAAATGCTGGACCGAACGTTGAGGCACTGATTCACAACGCTACGACGCGTCCGAGCATTTCCGATTACACCGCCTCAAACGCCCTCGACGCTGCTCCGTTCAATGCAGCCTTCTTTTTCAATACGGCAATCACCGCTGACCTCGAACTGGACAACGCTGAACCGTGCCTCATGAAAACCGGCGACCTCTTTTTCGACCTTGACAAGAGCATCGGCTCCCACTTTTCAGCCAGCGCCGGGGCGCAGCGAAACGTCGCTGCCGATTTCTATTCTTCCGCGTCAACTCAACCCTCCACGCTCTTCGGTGGTAACAAGCAGAAGAACTCGTTTTGGGTTGGTGACGTCAACGCATATGACATGTATGTGCGCTCGCCTGCTGAGAACTTCAACGTTGAGCATGTTGTGTGGAAGCGTATGGATGGAGGTAGCCTCTCTATGCCAGCAGTCAACGCACGAGGCCTCGGTGCTGTCCCATGGGTCAACCGCGTAAGTGGTGGTGTTGGTTACACGACTGGTGAGAAGTTGCTCGGAAACGTCCGTTTTTCCTTTGAGACAACCAACAGCGCCATGCTCCCTATCATACAGGCTCAGGAACTCAGTCACCCTCAATTGGCTGAGAAGCACCCCATGCTACTGAAGAACGCACTTGAAATTCCCAACGAACACCTACAGTTCGAGGACATGAGCGTTGTTGATGATACAGGGCAATCGCATACGCTTAGCGGCGGTTCACCGTTAGGTGTGGTGATTCGGGCATTCAGCGCGGCAGGTGAACGCCTTGCCAGTGGATTGGCACCGTCAGTTGCCAACACCTCGACGTCCCCCAACCTCTTGGTGCAACTACCTGACCCTGAGTCCATCCCCGGTAATATCATCGTTCGTAGTGGGTTTGACCGCTTACAGGCTTACCAAAACGAGACTATGGGTGATGGTGGTATGCTACACCCAGACCTCGGTGCAAGTCACATTGGGCATCTGTTTGACAATGCAGTCAAGGGACCTCGCTTTGGTCCGACAATGAACGAGGTCGGTTGGGAACATATGGCGGATGGTGCAGCGTTCCCCGATAGCAGCAAAGATGGCTGGGTTGAGGCAACCGGTAATCGAACCCTGCAGTCCTCCTACGAACAACACGACCGCACTTTGTTCTTCCACGTCACGAAGATGGGGCACAGCCACAGCGAGCGCTTCAACGCAGTGTATTCACACAGCAATGGCGTGGAGTCGCAGTCATTGACCATCAGTTCCTACAGCAGCGGCACACTGACCGTATCTGCAACTGTCAACACTCGATTGTTTGACGCTGATTTCGGAACAAAGGAAGTCAGCGACAACCGACGTTTCTTACGCCTATCAAGTGGTAGCGATTCGTGCGTTGTCTCCTACACCGGTATCAGCGGTGTCACATTCACTGGTGTCGTTGGTGACATCGACTTCACTCAGTTCATCGCTGACCACCCCAACGCTTCTGTTGCACCTTCCTATTACATTCCTGCCGGTAGCACTCGCTTCTTTGCAGCACGTCGTCTACGCGACCATGCTGAGGTCAGCGGTAACAGTCCTGACATGGCTCACACCGAGTATGCTTCAGGTAATCAAAACACGCTTATCATTGACCGTTACAACAAGCCGCAACTGACGCCAATGCCGATGCCTCGCATGGGTCATCATTTTGTCAACGCAACAATGCCAATGCTACCCGGACACTGGGCACATCCCGCCTATCAGGGGCTTTATGGCAAACATGAGTCTGAGCGTCGCGCCGCACTGCAAGACCCTGACTTGATTCGTTTGCTGGATGCTACCACTCCGACTATGACAACGTTGGGTGCTGAACTTACCGACTACTTCCACCCCCTCAATCCGCAACTGCGTATTGGTAGTCTCACAGCCACACCAAGTGGGCCGAGTGACATCCATGGCGGTGCGTTCACGTTGATGTTTGAGAGCAAGGTGCGATTTGACGGCTATGGCGTCCTTGCGTCCAAGGGCACAGCCGGGGGCATGAACAAGTTGGGAGGTCACTCGATTGTGTTGGAGGCTGGTGGAAACTACACGCAAGACGGTCACTTCCCTGACCCTGCCGAGGTTGGTGCTTACCAAATCGTCATCCAGCCCAATCTACGAAAGCAACAAATTGCAGGTTTTCATCACAACAACAGTAACGCTGCGGCGCTACCTGACGGGTCTGCTCGCGAATTGACTGGTCAACAGGTGAACCTCGTCATCGGTATCAAATACGACTCGGAGCGCGGTGGTTCTGCGATTGGAGGGGCGACTCTCATCCTTGCTGAAGCGACACTGGCCGATGTGCGTGGTTGTGAAATCTTTGTCAATGAACTCATCCTCGACCATAACCCTGACCACGGGAGTCAGTTCACCAACATCCCACCGATGTTGCTCTATAACGCACTGGGCGTGCAAGGTAGCGAGTCACCGGCATTTACTCGCCGTAGTCAAGCATACCATACGAGTATGTTCGTAGACGCAACACCGGGGTTCACGCTCAACATTCCTTGGTGGAGCATTGTTCACAAGGTTGGTCCCGATGACAGCACAGCCACTGGGTTCCGTCACCTGTCCATCTACCGTCTTGACAATTACTACGAGTTCTGCCGAGCGTCACACGGTGCAGTCGGGGCTCAATTGACGTTGGCGGGCTATCCGTCCATCAGTCCCGACTTCTACTCCAAGGTGCTGGCCAATGCGTCCCTCACACCAACTGCTACTGTGCAAAGCAAGGGTAGCGGTTACATCCAAGTCGACGACGCATCACTGTTCCCTGAGGTCCCCTACTACGGTCAGCAACTCATCTACACTGCTGCTGATGGCAACACAGTGACTCAGGCTTACACCAAGCGCACGGGCACGACGCACGCCAGCGCTACAATGAATCAACCCTACCGCTTCATCATTAGCGGCACATCAAGTGTGCCCGACGGCGCCGTGCTGCGGCTCACTCAACCTTACAGTCGTGAGGTCACGACCGCTCTTGTCACCAGCACGAAGGGAGTTATGCCTCGCAACATTGACCAATTGCGGGGCGGCACTCGGGACACAAACAGTCTCTACATGCCCGACGCCTTTGTGTGTGCATGGAGCCCAAATCTTGGTCGCCCTCACACATTCTATTCCGATGGTAGCCGGACATGGGGCACTCCCACAAGTGACCGTGCTGTCAACAAGGCCGCCTACAATAGCATGCCTGAACACTATGAGACAATCCACTACCATGGTGTCAACTATGCAGCAAGCCTCGGTCCACTCAACCTTGATTTCAAGACACCTAAGCCGCCCAATCAGTTTTCAGGCACCTTCAGTTCAGTGACCGGCTCACCATCAGTCATCACGATGTCGGCTACCATTACAGGAGATGGTGCATCGGCAGGGGATTTCATCTATGCCGACGGTAAAGTTCTCGGAAAGATTGCCACTGGGGGGTTGAGCGGGGCTACCATTACGCTGACGGGTAGCATCCTCTTCACTCCAGCCGCTGGTGAGAAGGTCTACTTTGGGGCCGACGGGACTGCCGAAACTGCTGCCAACATTCACGCCATGAGCGGTTACGAAGCACAGGGTAGTGGAACTGTCATGCTTAGCCACTACTGGCCATGTGGCAGCCGTGGTGGGCCGCTTGTTAGCCGCCTCGACGGCTATGCTGCTTGGTCTGCGGGATGGCATGTGCCGCGCTCCTACGCCGCAGCAGGTGGTAGCCATTGGGAAGACACCGACGACGACGGCAGTTACGCCGTGAGCGGGGGTATCGGTATCAAAACCAGTCTTGTCGCCAGTCGCACCTATCCCTTCGGCTATCGTTTCGGTCTACGTCAACCGTGGAACCGTCCGCAGTGGGGTCACTACGGTATGCGTGCCTTCCAAGAAGCGGCTACTTTTGGTAGCGCCAGCAACTACACTGTCGGCTACAAGGCGGGGCCGCTGGTCGAATACGAGTCCGAGACTTGGAACTACGCTGGTGGCGCTGGCCTGTCGTCTCCTGTGCTACCTATCACTTATGTCGGCGTTATGGAGCGTCAAACCAACTTCAGCGGTATGCTTGGACCCGATAAGGCTGAGTGGCAAGTTCGCTACAGTGATGGTCGCCGCATGACTCGCTCTTACGGTTGCCCAGTTCGCATTATCCGCAACGCTTCTACCGCGCCACGAGACTGGTGGGGCGACAGCCAAGGACTCGGAGTTAGCACCATTGAGGGTGCAGCGGGTTACTATCTCGTTGACTGGTGGGGTAACACCCGAGGTGAAGATGTTCGCAAAGCACCCGTGCGCAGTTTCGGTATTCGGCCAGCGTGGGATGCGGGTGACGCTTACGAATATGACCGCACCAACAACCGCACACCATACGCCCGTCTCTACAACAACGGCAAACCCATCGTCAATCTGAAGGGTGTGGCTGACAGCAGCGGTGACGTTCTGTCGTCACCGACCGCTGTGCCTCGTTTCGGTGGGCGAGTCAACAACACCAACAACAAGAGCACGACAACGCTGGTTGACGTCTTTGCGCCCACGAATGCGTTGCGCGTGGGCGACATGGGTGGTGGGCGTGGGGTCCGTTACCCGACGCAATTTAACGAAGACTTGCTCGTCGAACTCAGCGCAGTCTACGAGGCTTCGGGCGTGGTTTTGTCACATCATACTTCGGAGCCCACGTTCAGCCAAGGTTACCTACGCCCACGCGATGATGTGCTGCAGTCTGACGAAGTCAAGCGAGGCATCAGCGCACGCCTTGACGTCGATGAAGACGGTTTGCTCAAGCCTGATGCAGCAGTCAGTGACCGAGTTGAGAGCGTTAGCGGGACTTCAGTGCACAAGGAACCCATCTCCCGGTCTTCGCCCCGTATTGGTATTGACGGTGACACGCTCGAATCCTTTTCGACTGGAGTCAACGCTGACATGGTTGCCATCAACAGTGAGGCACACAGCCTACACACTGACCGTGGTGTTGGGCAGCGAGTTGTGCTTCAAGGTGGTCTGCAATCGGGGTCTCAGACGCTTGGTGACTATGACCTCACAGCACTGTCCTTCGCTGGTGAACCACAGGGGGCTGTCATGCGGCTCAGTCATACTGGCAACATCAAACCCATGGGTGGCACTTACATTCTCGAGTCTCGCTCGTTCGTCAATCCATTCGATGACACGGGGTGGGGTCGTAGTGGCTCAGGCACGACGAGCAACCCATATCAAACAACCACCAGTGTCAGTGCTCCGCACAATCTCAACGATGCAACGTTGCGCTTCATGCTGCGACCAGTCCGCTTGCTCGACAATCAGCACATCGAGGTGTTCCGAAGCCCACGCCGAGTCGGTGGCTCGACACCGCAGGAAGGCGGCACGGCCTACGGCGCAACGGCGGGTGGCAAATACGGTCTGTTCACATATGAGACGCCAAGCGCACTGGCCAGCAACTACTCGCGCGTTAAGGTGCCCAACACAGACGCTCCTTACCAACCCGTTTATGTCATGGAAAGCAGTAGCGATACTGTGCCTGTGTCAAAGGGTCCAAAATTGCCCGGTGCGGCTATGGCCACATTTGACAAGACTACGCTGAAGAGCACAGTCACTCGCTTGCTCATCAGCGAGAACACGCTGCAACACTACCGTAGCGATGCACCTCGTCGCACTGGTAGCGGTAAGGACTACTCGGTCAAGCCTCGCTTTAGCCAATCGCTACACAGCAAGGGACACAAGGCCGATGTGACCTACAACACATCCGACCACAGTGGTGATGCCTGATGCCCTATCTTGCCAAGACGCGCATCATTGACGACGCAGATGTCGTGATGAAACACGTCCGCAAGCCTGTCTTTGTCGACAACGCCTTGCACCTTGGTGAGATTGCCATGCAGGGCACAACTCAGGCTAAGGTGACGGTCAAGCAGCGCAAGACTTCGTCCTACCCAGTTGCGTCAACGCACACATACGCCATCGACGAGCGTGAAGATAGCGTAGTTCTGACACATACCCCAACAGCAGGACACACGTCTGAGGGCTCAGTGTTCTACATGCAGACTGATTTCCAAAACAATGTTGCTTCAAATACTCTTAGGATGCTTTACGCTATAGACCAGCAGACTGAGCGCTTGTCATTGGGTAGTCACTCCATTGGAAACAAAGGTTCGGCTTTTGCCGTTCGAAACATGAAAGGTAGGACGTTGAGTGAACTTGGCTTCAACAGCACAGCAGGTTACTCCGCTCAACCGATTGACGTTGGTTTCCGCACGAGTGACATGGCGATGCGCCTTGGGCGCGACGTCGCTGACACGTTGACTTCCGTCAACATCGCCCTACCCCTCTCGCCGACCAATTCGGGCAGTGACCGTCGACGCCACTCGACGCGATTTGTCGCTACCGATTTCTACGGCGTCAACCTCGTTACTGCCTTGCGGTTCCTCGGTCGTCATGACAACCATATCGTCTACTTTTCCCGCTTCGGCAGTTTGCTGTATGTGCCATTCAACTTCGGTGAAGGTGGACGCTTCGTCAACGCTCATGAGCGTTCGGGGCCCGCTGGGACAAATCCAATTGACAACACCAGCAATCGAGTCATTGTGCAAGGTCGCCCACTCTCCGTCAACGACAGCGCTTACGCAGAAGTCAGTGACGCTGAACGTCAAAGCGGTCGTGGTGGCGACGTGCAGCAAGAGCCGCAGGTCATCGAAGACTTCACTGTGGGTAACAATGAATCTGCGCGGCGCGTCGCACGCAGTGTGCTCAAAGCAAACAACCTACTGAGTGGTAATAAGAGCAGTGCCGGTCACCCTACTGCGTGGGACTTGCGTCCGGGTAAGGTCATCCAATACGATGGGCGTAATCGTATCTTGACTGAGGTGCGTCACAACCTTTCGGAGAACACCGCTGACCTCGTCTTCTTGACAGTTGATAGTGGCATCGAGGGTGTGTTGCAGGGTATTCTGGAAGGCGCTCAAAACACAGGCTCAAGGCCTGAAGTGGTTGAGCAAATCATCGAGAAAAACTTCTCTCTCTTTGCCGATATCGAGATTGTCACTGTTCCCATCATCACACTGCAGGGGCATGGGAAATCAGGCTTCATCATCGGTAAAGCCATGAACAGGGGTGTGCTCGGAGGGACCAGTGACGAGGAAACAATCGGTGGTAGCAAGTCCACCCCAATCAGTTACCGAGGTGACAACTGATGCCAGTAAGCGACCACATCAAAAGAACTCTACTGGACACAATCGCAAGCAACATCAACGAGATGATTGTTGGCTTCGATGGCACCCCAAGCACCAGTTCTGATGGCGCTGCTGGACGTCCAGCAATCACCATCAACCCGACCGTGCGAATTGTCGATGACAACACCATTCTCGTTGAAGGTTTTATTCCAGCATCGCAAGCGTTTGATGACTCGTTGAAAGAAGTGTATGTGCAATTCCGTGGCACAGGCTCGTTCACTCCAGTTGCACGGCATACAATTCTCCCAGTGTTGAAAACAACGCAGAACGAACTACGAATTCAATTGTTAATTGAGGTGAAATGATGACGACCAATAACCCCCTTTCAGAACACACAGATGGAAGCAACGACGGATTGACTGATGGTAGTCACATCCTCTCCCCATCACTGACTAACCTCTACGAAGGTGTGCACGGAAACGGTGTCTTGCTACCTCACGACACTGCCTATGGTGATAGCGACCGTAACGACCCGCCTGACCTTCCCGGTGCAATCAGCGCTGGTGCTAACGTCTACTCGTTCGTTGTGAAAGCATGCGATGTCATTCTCGACGGCGTGCTCTACGCCATTGGCGGAGGTAGCGATGTTACGGTCACACTTTCCACCACGACGACTGAAAAACTGGGCACATTCACTGCACTCACCACTGGGCAGGAATGCCTCTTCGTTGTCCTCGCTACGCCTGATGGGGTGAAAGTGACGCAAAGCAATCGCATTACGAGCGCTACTGGGGCATATCCCTCCATCTCAGGAACCACTGCATCCTACCTCAAAACCGGTAGTGGTGCAGGCGACAACCGACAGACTGTGGTTTTAGGAACAGTGCGTGCAACCTTCAATGGTAGCGCAGTGACAGCCAACAATCTCGACCTGACCATCAGTGAACGTAACGACAAGCGCGTATTCGTTCGACCGTCTCCATTTTACCTCTCACCCGTTCGTGATGGCACCATCTCATCCACTACGGGCATCAACGGGCACACGGCACTCTCTACGGTCCATACAGGCCAAACGGGCAACTTTGGCGACAACGGCATCATTTGGCAGTCGTTCAACAGCGCGAATGAGTCAATGCTCTACTACAGTCGCAAGGACGCCAGCAACCGCCATACGCACTTGCTCGGGCCAACGAACATCAATGTCAGCAGCCCAAGCGGTAACCTGACGTTCACGTTTGATAGCGACCAAGTCTTCGTGCTGACGGCGAGCACGACCATCAACCTCAACCCCAGTGGCACGTTTCCACCGGGTCACACCGTCTTTGTGTCCGTGCCCAGTGGTAGCACTGTCACCTTTGACAGCAGTGGACTCAACCAAGCCATCGCAGCAGGTAACGCTCTCATGTTTGCCTACGATGGTAGTAACTGGAAGCGCGTGCTCTTCAGCAGCACAGTCTCTACTACAGCAAGCGGAGCCAGTGGCGTTGTGCAACTGTCTGACGGCGCAGGTGGCTTCACAAGTGACACGACGCTCTCATACGACACTGCGGCCAACGAACTCATCGTTGACGGCAAGTTGACGGTTAGTGGTTTGATTGACCCAACTGGGCTTGAAATCACCCCACAGTCCAGCAACCCTGCTGCTGCTGATGCGAGTGTTGTGGATGCTAACACGTTGTGGCTCGACAGCACCGCGAGCAATCGCCTCAAGCAAGGAGCGGCGGGCGTCATGCGTGCAGGTGACAACATCAGCGAACTCACCAACGATTCAGCCTTCGTGAATGCTGCTGGTGCTGCAAGCGCCGCTCCGGCTGCCAACCTCACCTACACTGCCGCCACTCGTGTTGTCGCCAGCAGCACTGGGACCAATGCTACGCTTACTGAAGTTGTAGCGGGTGGTAACTCCGGTCTGATGACTGGAGCGCAGGCTACGAAACTCGACGGTATCGAGACGAGTGCCACAGCCGACCAAACAGACGCTGAAATTCGTGCGGCTGTCGAAGCGGCTTCTGATTCCAACGTGTTCACAGATGCAGACCACACCAAGTTGAACGGTATTGAGGCAAGTGCAACGGCAGACCAAACCGATGCCGAGATTCGGACCGCAGTTGAAGCGGCTACAGACTCCAACGTGTTCACAGATGCAGACCACACCAAGTTGAACGGTGTTGCTGCGAGTGCAGTTGATGCCGCAGGTGCCGTTGCTGCCGTTGAAGCGGAAGCAGGGTTGGACTTCTCAACCTCATCAAGCGATGCGATTATCGAAAACACCACACAGAATAAGGACATCATCTTCAAGGTCAATGATGGCAGCGTGAGCACAGAAGTCATGCGCATTGACGGTGATGTTTCAAGAGTCGGTATTGGAACTGATTCCCCGGATGCAAAGTTGCACGTCGAAGCCGATGCTAACGATGATGTAGTGCTTCATATCACCACAGGAGGTGGAACAAGTGGTTCTGTTCAAGGAAAGGCACACATCGGTATGTCTCACTTTAGTAGCGATACCGTCCCAAGTGCTACCATTACTGTTGAAGAGAAAGACGTTTCTGACCATAGAGCAAACATGACTTTCAGCACAAGAGCGAGTGGTTCAGCCAACGCTGCGCCTACTGAAAAGATGAAAATCACTTACGACGGGAAGGTCGGTATCGGAAATACTTCTCCCGCACAGGCTTTGGATGTCACAGGAACCATCAGGCAATCAACGGTAACGAACGGTGTTCTTGTCGCGAATGCTAACGGTGACTTGGCGGCTGCGAGCAATCTTGCTGACTTAGCCTATCTCGCCCCCGGTGGTGCGCAAACCGACACCTTCACGCCCACAACCTCTGCTGCGAGTTGGGCAGCGCCCGCCCCCACGACAATCCAACAGGCCATCGAGAGGCTTGCCGCGTATGTTGTGGCTCTTCCGGGTGCTGCGCCACCGCAGATTCCTTGAGGTAAAGGACGGGGTTGCTCTCTTGATTCACAACCGCTTCTTGGCTGGCGTTGTGTTGGTTATCTTGTTGGTGTTGGCGTTTCCTTTGGTCGCCTACGATGCTTTGCGAAAGGCACTATCGAGCCAAAAGTGACCGCATTCGCGGCAACACCACAGACTGACACGCTCTTTACCATCATCGAGAAAGCGAGCCTGCAGACGACGCGGAATGTGCTCGTGCTGACAGCGACGGCACTTTACTTTCATCTTGTCAAGGAGTCTCCCCATGCAAGTCAGCCTCCATACAGTCCTCGCAAATGCCTTCAATCAGATGCTCAACTAAGCACGAGCGAGTGCAGGAAACACAGTCCATCACTCACCACGCCTACCAATGAGGTCGTCGATTCGTAGAATGGCTGTCGTAACTTCAGTGGCACTGGTAATGGCACTGCGAATGAGTGACATGGGTTCGTAGACTGCGGCCTCGTCCATGTCCATGATGCCACCCGACTCCACGTTTGGTCCGAAAGGCAAACCAGCGTGACGCATGGCGAGCACGGTATCGAGTGCGTCATGACCAGCGTTCTCCGCAATGGTGCCCGGAATGCTCTCCAACGCATCTGCGTAGGCCTCAATAGCCATTTGAGCACGACCGCCAACTTCAGCAGCACGAGCCCTCAGCACTGATGCCAGCGAGAGGTAGGTAGAGCCACCGCCGTAACAGACACTGTCGCCGTTGGCGACGAGAGAGACAACGCCCAGCGCGTCGTCGAAGCCGCGCTGAACCTCGTCCAACGTTGACTGCGTGGCACCGAACAACACCAACGTAGCCTCGCTCGAAGCAACGTTACTGCTGACGAAAAGGTAGTCGACATCGTTGTAACGGCGACGGTCGATGAGCGCATCACAGAAGTCCATGTCAGCCTCAGGCGTATGGTATGGTTCGACACCGAACTCACGGGCAAGTCGCTTCATGGTGCTGGCAGGCACACGACGACACACGAAGATGTTGCGCTTGCGCAAGTATTGCACAACGGTATCATGCACACCATCTCGCGCCATGACGACGCCATTTGACCCAAGGGCATCCACGATATGCTTGGCGGAAGTGAGTAGTTCCTCACGACCAGCGTTCTTCAGCGTGCTGTATGAAGATGCGTCGACTTGCACTTGCACGTTACCGTCCTGCTTCTGCTCCTCGAGTCCGCTGTTGATGAGGAGGAGAGGTGTAGGAGTGACGCCACCGAAGTCACCATCGGTGGTAACGAAGTCCTTGTTGACAACGACGCCCTCAAACAGATACGAGTCAGCCAACGCGCCACCGGGCGCTGCCAACACGCGGACATCTGAGGCATCACCGACTGCCTCAATGGTGTCCACGCACAGTTGCGCGACTTGCTCCTCAGAAGCCTCCAACGACTTACCAGTGATAGCGGTGCGAGCGATGGTGTTGAGCGAGCGCTCGCCGTTCACTGCGAGTTTGGGCAGTTCTTCAAGCACCATCGACTGAGCCGTGGTGTAACCCTTGTTGACGACGTTAGGGTGTAGCCCCTTGTCGAACAAGGCCTCAGCATTGCTGAGAAATTGACCGGCGAGAACGACGCTGCTGGTCGTCCCATCGTAGCAGTTTGTCTCCTGCACCTTGGACACTTCAACAATCATCTTCGCCGCAGGATGTGCGCTGTCCAATTCACGTAGAATGGTGGCTCCGTCGTTGGTGACGATGACGTTTCCGCCACCGTCGACCATCATCTTGTCCATGCCCATCGGACCAAGCGTCGTTCGGACTGTGCCGACGATGCGCTTGACCGCTTCGATGTTCAGACGTTGTGCTTTGTGATTCGTGTTTTCAGTCATTCCCAGTTCACCTCAATTTCAACAACTGACCCATCTTCCAATGAGCGGCTTTTCACCACTCCGTTCTCACGACCGTGTTGGTAGAGGTCGTAGGTCAGTTGAGCGTCTTTCAGGCAGTATTCCGCTACTTCGAGGTAACGGCCTGCTCGCCATGCTTCGGGCGCATCGGCACTCGTCATGCTTTTACCGACGTCCAATGTGTTGCGTGCCAGCATCTCAAGGCTGGTAGCGATACCCTTGCTACCCGCAGCCTTGCTAACGAGGAGTTTGGTGTCGATGATACTGTCGGCTTTCGTCATCAGGTCGCCAGCAGTCCAGCAATCCAGTGCTGCATTTAGCACTGGTAGGTCGAACTTTCTGATGTTGTGACCGAGAACGAGGCCACCTGCATCAATGTGC